TAGCAATGAGTTTGTGATAGGTGTAAGTGTTGAGCGTGCTGGTGGTCTGCACCTGCAGGCCCAGGCCGGCGCCCAATGTGGTGCTTTGCAGGCTGGTGGGAAAACCAGTAATGGTGACTGTGACGTTGCCAGTGGTGCGGCCAGTGGTGCTTGCGCCGTTGGCATCAACAACAACGCCACCTGCATCAGCAATCGACACCACCGTGCCAGCGTTGTCGCTGGGGTCAGGGTTGGTTGTCGGGAAGCTGGTCTCGTTTGGAATGGCAACGAAGCCGCCCAGGGCGTTAAGCAAGCCAGACACAAACGTGTTGACTGCTGAACTGGTTGGAATGTCGTTGGTGTTGGTAGGTGTCAGCGTGCTGCTGATCGTCTTGCCATCCAGTTGGTTCAGCTCTGATGTGGATGCAGTCAGACCGTCAGTGACGTTTAGCTCAGTAGTGGTGGCGGTAACGCCATCCAGCACGTTCAACTCAGTAGTCGTCGACGTAATGCCATCAAGCGTGTTGAGCTCAGCCGTGCTGACAGTCGCGCCATCCAGGATCTGCACCTCTGCCTGAGTCAAATCAGCCAACGCAGAAGCAGTAGTGCTCTGCATCGTGGCCAGCTCTGTCAGCTCAGCATCTAGCGGTTGCTTGCCATCGAGCTGCGTTTGGATCGCAGACGTGACGCCGTCGACAGTGTTGAGTTCTGCAGTAGACGCAGTAACCCCATCCAGCTTGTTGAGCTCTGCCGTCGACGCAGTAATCCCGTCAAGCGCATTGAGCTCAGACGCTGTTGCCGTAACGCCGTCAAGAATGTTGATCTCTGCCGTAGACGACGTCACGCCGTCCAGCTTGTTCAGCTCGGCAGTGCTTGCAGTTACGCCGTCAAGCGTGTTCAGTTCAGACGTCGAAACTGTGGCGCCGTCAAGAATGTTGACCTCTGCTTGAGTCAGGTCTGCCAACGCCGCGGCCGTGTTGCCAGCCATCGTTGCCAGCTCTGTTAGCTCTGCGTCTAACGGTTGGTAAGTCGCATCAGCAAACGTTTTGTTGACAGCATCCCCGCCAGCAGTGGGGTTGGCCAAATTGACCACCTTGTTGCTGTTGACGTTGAAATTGCCTGTCATGGCGCGCGTGCCATCAGCAAGCAGCGCCTGATTAACAGCAGCCGTGGCAGCGTTTGACGCTGTCTCTGAGTCAATCGCCTTGGTCGCAGCTAGGTCATTCCTGTCCTGCTGCTCTTGCACGACAAACAGGTTCTGCCTGTCAGCCGTGTTCATGTCATCGGCAATCAGGTTTGAGCCGTCCTGCCAAACCACCTGCTGCGTACTGTCAGGCGTATCTCTAATGATCGTTAGCGTCTGGTTGCTCGACGGCGCAGAGGTCAGCGTGACCTGCGTTGAGCTTGTCCAGTTGTAGTCAACGCCATCGACCAGCAGTGACGTCGACGTACCGGCCAAAATGTCTAGGCCGTAATACAGTTTGACGTGCGCTTTCAGCAGGAAGCTGTAAGTGACTGAGAACTGCAGGCCGCTACCAGACGCACTGGAAGAAACCGAATGTGTTTGGTAGGAAAGGGGCATCGCTCGTCAGTTCACTACGCGACCGTAGTTGTCATTCTGTCCGATGACGCCCCTAAGGGCCAGGCTGGTTATTGACGCGTGAATTCCAGGGCGCTAAGCGCTTTGTTCTGCTCGATCTGCTGCGCATACAGCTTTTTGACTCGGGCCTCGTAGCGCGGTGCAAACGTGTTTGAGTCTCGGTAAAGCGTGAGCAACGCAATCCTGTCGTAGTACGCGAGCACGTCATCTACGGGTTTGTAGACCTCTTTGTGCAGAATTGGCGAAGCACCCAAACGCTCTGGGAGTGTTTTGGTTGGCATGGTCTGACGGCTGGGGCTGACCTCTGCCGTAGACAGCTTCATGTTCAACGCCTCGTCATCTGCCATTGCTTCAAGGGCACCCTGCAAGCTGTTGCCGATGACGTACTTGTTGATGTCATTGCTAAGGCCAAACGATGCTGGATCGAACGTGCCGACAGTGCCTTTGTATGCCTCTCGATAAATCTTCTCCTCATCGTTTGTCATAACCAACGACATGCCCTGCACAAGCGCCTTTTCAGCGGGGTCGCTGCTTTCTTTAATTTGGCTATGCACCGTCGTGCCTGAGACCTTGTTGTCGGAACGTGGCTTGTTACCAAAACCATGCTTTTCAAGCCAACGCAAGCCTCTGTTTTGCGACGGCAGCAACGGGGTGTATGGAATGGTTGCGTCCATCGGCAGACCAAACGGTCGAACCATTTCTCCACCCGTCCAATCTTCCTTGTATGGGCGCTGCGTTGCTTCGTCGTAGAAAGGATAATTGCCCAAAAAGGCATCACCAAGCCATGTCGCAAGCGGCTTGATTTTTGCGCCAAGTTCACTTTGGCCAATAGCAGCAGCATCTTCAGGCGACAGATGACGGCGTTCGTCTGGGTAAGCGCCAGGCTGTTTACTTGCACGCGAGAAGTTTCCTGCAATCCCGGTGTAAGGCATGACGCCACTTGTTTGACGCTGCAATGCCCAGCTCATGTCGTACCGATCAGGCTGCGATACCGCGTTCATAAAAGAGGTCATCCCAGTCAATCCTGCTTTTGTGTTCAACACGTTGGCCATAATGTTGAACGTGCTTTGCAACGCATATTCAGCGTCGCCGCCGTCCATGCCTTCATCAATCGCTCTAAAAATATCGGCTTGCATCCCAAGCAAATCAAAAAAATCAATAGAAGCCATCTTTGCTCTTGTCGCCGGAATGGGGCCAAACCCCAAGTCCAGCGAATACATCTGATTCCGCCGCAACCACGCATCACGCGCTGCCGGATCTTTTCTGCTTGGACCGCCATCCTTGAAGCGGCCTGATTGCCATAAACCGAACGCCGTAATTCCAAGCATGACTGACGTCACAGCCTTTGCCCTTGCGTCAAGTACATCCGCCTTTGTCACCACACCCTTTCTTGCTTTTACTTCTTTAAGCAAATAATCGGCTGTAGAAACTATTGCGTTGCGCCTAAAGATGTAAGAAAGGCCGTGAAAGCTTGACCTGAACACAGGCACCAGCCACCCGATAAGAGGGTTGGCTCGCAGCATTTGCAGGCCAGCAACTCCGCTGGGCAGCTTGCCGGTAAAGGTGACGTCTTCCATGCGTTGAACGCCAACCTTGGCCAGGTCTTCCGACATGTTTGGCACGCCATTTAGGTTGTTAAACATCTCCAACCGCAGCGTGTCGTTGTCGACCTCTTTGCCTGCAGGAATCCCCAGCGTTGCGTTACGTTCTTTTCGGAACCTGGCAAGGTCGTTGTCGGTCATATAGCCACTAAACAGCAGCTTTTGTGTCTCTTTCTCTGCGATCTCTTCTAGTTGCTGCATTGTCAATTTGCGCCCAGTGTCTGGGTCAACGACGTCTTTAAATTCTTCTATTGCCCTAAGCATCGCCTCATGGCTGGTTTTCCAATTCCACGCCATAGTGCGCTGAATTTCATCGCCGCCATTTAGAAGACGAAAGCTGGCCAAATAGCCTGCGCTTGTGCCGGTCGTCTTCTCTACCAGCTTGCCCAGCATGTAATTTACAGAGCCATTTATTAAATTAAAGGCATTTAATACAGTCCCTATCCCAAGCGGATTGTCCATTGAGAGCGGGTTTTTGTATTCCAAAATGTCGCTCCAGCTCTTTGACAAACTGTTTTCAACAAACAATTTGCCTTCTGCCAGCATCTTTGGATCAATGTCACGCAGGGCGTTCACGGCCATTCTTGATTTGCCGGTCGTCATTGAGTCCCAGCCATTCCGAAAAGCGACGCCAAACCCCTCCGAAAGCTTTTTTGCTCCGTATGACATGGCGTGCCATTCCGCCAAAGGGCCAACACGCATGGCGCCGTTGACCACGTCATCAACAGTCAAATGCGCTGCGACCCAGCCGCTTGAAAGGTTCCTTACGCCAAACGACGAAACAGACGAAAACAGGTTGTTTTTTCTGTAGGTGTTAAGGACACGAAGAGCGGTCGCAAAATTAGGTTCATTGATTGGGGCATCAGTTACAGCCAGCACTCGTTTGGCTTTAGCAATGCGACGAAGACTCATCGCATCACCGTTGTCGACATGCTCAATGACCTGAGCCAGCAAACTACCTTCAGCGATGTCGTCAAACGTCAGCTCTGTGACGTCTCTGTTGATGTCGACAAGATCAACGATGTCGTCATCCAGCTTGAATTGCAGTGACCGCAAAGCTTGTGCCACCTTGCGTCGCACCGCTGCGTCCATTTGCTCGAAATAGTGAGCCCAACGCGCCGCGTTGCCAAGCTCTGCACGCATTGCAGCTGACATGGTGCCTTGATCCATAGCGTCAGCCATGGTTTCAAGAACGTCGGCAAATTCAGTAGACGTTTCCCACCTGGCTTTTGCTACGCCATAAACGCTTGCTGGCAGGTTGTCGATGTTCTTGAATTTCCTGCTCAAGTTCTGCGCAAGGTCGCGAGGGTTGGCGCCTGTATCGCTTGCCAATTTCATCAATGCCTTGCCAGCCGCCTGCTGGCTAAACGGCCTCTTCAGCTCAATACCCTTTGGCGTGTTTGCACGCCGCAGTCCCATCACCTCTAAAAGCGCTGCAACGTTTTGTTTGCTGGGCTCAAGCTGGCGATAGTTGATCATGCGACCTGTCTCGCCAGCAGGCTTTGTGCTGTTTGCGAATCCATCGGTAACCATCCCGATAATTCGCTCCTCACCCATCTCAACAGCCTCTAACTCTGAGCGAGCAGCCCACTCCTGCGTGTTGATTGAGACCTCATCGCCTGTGTAGGTCTTCAGCGTTTTGGTATTGGGGTCTGTCTTAGCTGTGGCAGCTTCGTTTGCTGACTGCACTTTCGCTCGCATCTCGCGAATGTTTCGCAGCTCTTCCTCCTTTTCAGCAAGGCGCTTATTGAGGTCTCCGCAGTCAGCCATTAGCACCTAGCTCCCGTTGATTCATTCTGCAACTGTTTGAGCTCAGCTTCCACTTGCGCTTCGCGAGCTGCCAAATCCCTGTCCAGCTGCTTGTTTTGTGCAATTTCCTCTGGCGCTGCCGCCGCAACTTTTTTGGGCTTGCCTTGCTTAGAACGCGTCACTCGTTGACGTAATTGACCGAGCTGCTCATTGAAAGCTGGGTCTTGACCTGTCAAGCGCTGTATCCAGTTGTATGCCGGTGGCGGCTCAGGCAGTGGTGCGCCTTCCTCAATCAATCCTTGCGCTGTCCAGCGGAGTTTCTTCCCTACGGGTGCGGAGACGTCATCGACTGCGCCAGCTACGTTCGGCGGGCTTTGTGGATCACGAATCCCAGGCACCTCGTCAAGTGCTTTGTTGAACAGGATTGGGTCGTAAACACCTGGCTCAGTCAGGCCAATACGCTTTTTCTCCGCCCAACTCATTTCTTGCCAACGCATGGCATCTTTTAATGCGCGCCGCTCTGCCTTGGCTGCTTGCGTATCAAGCTGGTGGTAGTCGTACCGCAGACGCAGCTCCTCCAGCAGCGTTTCAACGGGCTTGCCAGATGCTTTGTAGATAGGCGTGTCTTCCAAGCCCAGCAGGTCCAGCTGCAAGCCTTCGTCAAACAACAGTTCACCTTGCAGCTCTAGTTGCGGCCGCACGGGAACAGGCGTGATCGGCGGCTGCACTTCGCCGTTGCGCACCGCCTGCTCAAGGATTTCTTTCTTCATCCGTTCACGCAGGACCGGATCCATCCCGCGACGGATGTAGTCAGACACAGGCACGACCTGTTCAACACCGTCAGCGTCGACAATCTTGACGACACGACCACCTGCATCGAGATCAGCAGGCAATTCAAACAACGGCGCATCAACGCCGAATTGATTCATGGTCAGATTGAGATCACCCTGCGCCATCTCGGGCGGCAAATAGCGACCGTCGCGCTCACTCAGCTCAACCAGTGCGTCAATGATGTCCTGCTTTTTGGCTTGCCACACACGACGGCCTGTGCGCGCCTTGATTAGGCCAGCCACCCTGGGGCTATTGGTTGGCGAAGTCATGCCCCGCAGCACGTCGCGGGGAAACTGCATCAGCGCATCTCGATACTCAGCTGGTGTCTTGTAACCAGACAACACTTTGCTTTGCGCAACCTCGTCAAACGTTTTCAACGCAGGTGTTTCAGCAAAATCAATGCCCAGCTGCTGTGTGACAGCAAGCTCAAGCTGATCGCCTACCAGCACCTCAGGCTTGGTTGTGCGTTGTTGCAACGCTTGCAGCTCTTGCTGAGCAGCCTCCAGCGCCTTTGTTTGCTTTGTAAGCAGTCGCTTGGCGCCTTTCTCAGTGATGTCGCCTTCAGCCAGTCGAGCCTCAATAGCCTCTAGGCGCTGTGGGTGCTGGTCGACAGTCGCCTGCAGCTGTTCCATCAACGCGTTGTTGTTGGCTTCTCGATCAGCAGCAGTGGTGTCGCCGTGAAGTCGACGCAGTTCAGCATCGTCAAGCTCGTCCAGCTGGGCCAGCATCGTGTCCATTTCTGGCCGACCATCTGGCAGGTCCAGCTCTGGCTGCGTAAACGTTGCAGACGCCGGCATGTCCGGTGAACGACCGGCCTGCACGAGATCAGCAATCTGCTGGTCGACTTGGCCCAGCTGCTGGACAAGATCCTCACCGCTTTCAGCGCTTTGCTTAATCAGCTGACCGCGCAAAGTCTGCAGCTGCCTGACCTGCAGCTTGATTTCAGGGTCAATCACCCCAGGCATGGACAGCTCAAGCTGACCGCCGCCGCCTTGCTCGACCAAGCCCATGTCTTGCAGCCTGTTGCGCTGCTGCTCGACCTGCTTGATTTGCGTCTGCTCGTCCAACGCACGACTAATTGCAGAGTCATGACGCGCGGGCGGCAACATCCGGCCTTCAGGTGTTGGCGGTGCAAACAGGTATGGCTCAAGCTCTACCTCTGCTAGGTCGTCAAAAAACGTGGCGCCGCCGTCCACAATGCTGCGCCTTACAGAAGGGACGAGTGCGCCTGCGCCGATAGCCATCAATGGCGCAAAGAAACCATCGACCGCAATGTTTTTGCTAAGAGCCGTGAAATAGTCGTCAGACTCGTCGACACGACCAGGCAACGCAATGTTTTCTATTGGCAGGCCGAAAGGCCTGTAGAGCGGTCCACCTTCAAATGTCAGGTCACCCAAGTTCTGGATATTGCCTTCCTTCGGGTCAATAAACGCCACGGCAGCTGTCGCGCCAGGCACTGCTTTTGCTGTCGTCGCACCAAAACCAAGAGTCCCGCGAACGATCGAAGGCGAGTTCTTTGTGGCTACTGCCAAATTTTTGACAGTCTGCGATTGCCTAACTCGATTGACTACGTTCATAACTTGCGGCGCACGTCGGACCACATTTGCCGCACCGCCTGTCAAGGCAAAGCCAAGAGCCTCCGCGCCGAGAACTCCACCCAAGACCTCGCCACTTTTATCTGCTTCAGTAAATTCATCGCCATATAGCGGATTAAATTTGCGCGCAGTTTCTGGAGAAATTTGCCAAGCGTCAGATACATCAACTTTCTTGCCCTGCGCTACATCGCCTATCGCATTGCCTAGTTGAGAAATCGCGTTGACTGGACCTGTGAAAATGCCTTCTAAAGTAGACGGCGATGCCACTACGTTTAAGAACTGACCAAGTGGCTTAAGAGGGCCTAAAGACTCTTCAAACAGTTGTTCTTGCATTTGCCGCGTTGGCTTAACGCGCTCAGGCGGTTGCTCCGAAATAACGGGGTCAAGGTTGCCGTCGTCAGGAAGGGTCAGGTTGAAGTCAGCCATAGGTCAAGCGAGGGGGAAGGCCATGCCGTAGTTGCGATAACGGATATTCATTTTTTTGAGCTCCTCAATAGCTGCTGGTGTGCCAAGACGCCGCATTTGTTCTGCGTAATCACGCAGCATTTGCCGGTCCATTGGCGTCATGTATCCGGCAACCATCATGTTCATTAGCCAGCCTCCGGGTTTGCTGATGTCGCGATCGGCAATCGCAACACGCGAACCGTCGAACGACAGCCCTGGCTGGTTGAAACTGACTGTTTTGTTAGCGCGTTCTGTTCGTATTCGTAGCTGTAGCTCACGCCGAAAATCACCGTTGCCGTCGAACTTGGAGTAATAACGACGCAGATGTTCGTATAAGTATTTGGCTGGCGTAACGCCTGCGCGTTGTGCCACCCGCTTCAGCTCATCGCTATATGGCTTGTTTTCCTGGATGGCGCGCAGTTCTTGAACCACCCAGGCTCCAGACAGCACTGGCGCTTTTTCGTAATTCTTGATTACTGAGTCAGAAAGCTCGCTTGTCTGCGTTGTGTTGTAGACAGCTGGCCCAGCAGGAGCTTGCTTAGCTGGTGGCTTAGGTGGCTTAAGGCTGTCAATGATCTGCTGAAACGCAGGACTTTTATTAAATGCGTTGACCGCTCCTAAAGCAGCACTTTCCCTTGTGGGAGCGTCAGCGTCAGCCGGAAGTTTCAGCAACGCTTCTCTCGCCGCTTCGTTTGCTTGCTTCATGTAACTAAGGACAGCGTTTTGCGCTTGCTCTGCTGTGACGTTGGCAGCGTTCAAATCGACGTCATTACCTGCCGTCAACTGGCTAAGCAATGAAGTTGCTGATTGCTTGCCTAGCAACTTTTGGACGACATCGTTCTGCAAAAAGACTTTTGTCCCATTTCTTGTTGCAGGAGTTATGTACGTCCGCAGCTCGCTCAACTCTTGCGTTTTTGCTTCTATTTGAGCGTTAATAATGTCTCTTGCTTCTTTTCGCTGATCTAGCGTCGGCAACTGTTTTACAAACTTACTTGCTTCGTTTCTAAGTTCTTCAAGAGCGTCTCCCGAAAAACTGCTCAAAGGCAGTTGCTTAATCTCTCCTGCGTATTGATCTACCGCAAAAGGATCTAGCGGTGTTGCCAAATCTCTCAACGCTTCTCCGTCTTGCAATCTGTCACGCAAATATCCTTGTGGGTTTCTGTGGCCTCTGAGCTCTAGCTGCCTTAATGCCTCTTGCACGGCTGCTGGGCGATCTGGATTTGTTAGATCCATTTGACCCAAACCACCTGGAGCATTGAAATTTTGATTGAACTCAATTTCTGCTTGCCTGGATTTCAAGTCAGCTTGTTTAACGCGCAGCTCAGTGCCGGCCACGCTGTTTTCCAACATGGTTAGCGGTGCCGCCTGGGCCAGCGTTGGCCTTGCCTCATCAGGCAAATTTGGATTTCCAACGCGCATTTGGCCAATAATCATTGAGCCAATAGGGTTGTCCCCATACATGCCCAACAGCTGCTCTTGCACGTTTTTCATCACACGGCTGCGCTGCTCAGGGTTGAGCATGGCCATGTGACGGTCTAACGTTTTGCCAAGAACGTTTCCGGCTATTGCTGGGAAGTTTGGGTTGCCTGCTGACATCCGGGTGCCGTCACCCAGCTCTATTCCGTTGAGGATAAATTCTTGAAATTGACCGCCTACGTTTGTAACAACTAGCGCTTCTGTTGATGTCTCAAGTTCTTTGTTAAAAAATTTGGCTTGTTTAGTGATATAGCTATCCCAAGCCTCGTTAATTTTTTTCTCGGTGTATTTAATAAACTCAGGCTCATTGCCAGTCAAGCCCACGCTTGTGGCAATTTGCCGCGTCAACTCCGACCGGCGTTCAGTCAGCTCAGCGCTGCCTGGCCTGAGTGTTGAAAGATAACTTTGATTTTCAATAAGGTCACCTTCCAAAATTGATTTAACCTGTTGCCCGGCAAATATCGCGGCAGCACGACGACGACCAACCATTCGGTAGGGGTTGGAGTCAGCAAGCAGCTGCGCTGCCTCTGGGTCAACTTTTTGCAGCTCGCTAATTTCTTGCGCCGCATCTGCTGCGCCAACCTCAAGGTCGTTTTGCAGCTGGACGGCACCGATTGCCGATTGATTTTTAAGGCGTGCGTATTCTTCACTGAACCCTTCCTTGATCTTGCTCTGAACGTCCAGCAAGGCAAAGGACGTTGCCGCCTTGACCGCTTCTCTAGTAAACGGCTCTAGCGCCTGCTGTAGATCACGGAAAGAGTTGAAGCCTTGGACATTGCCGCGGCCACGTTGCTGAATTGCGTTTACGCCACTGATGCCGCTAATGCCTGTTGGCCGAGCTGCGCCAGCAACCTGCTCACGGCCAGGCTGAATAAAGGTCGACAGCGGCTTGGCCGCTGGAACAATTTGGCCCAGTGGTAGTTGTGTCATTAGCCGGGTGTCCCTGGATCAGTCAGCTTGTTGATGGAGGCTTGTGCGCCAAGCGCGGTGTTGAAGCCGCCAAGCGCGGCAGTACCAACACCAAGCAGCGCAGAACCAATGCCTGGCGAACCACCACGCATTGATGGCGGTGGCGGCTGAATCAATGTGGGCAACGGTGGGAACGGCGCAATCGGGTCCAGCACTGGCGTTTGCGCGTAGTGCTGCTGGCTGTTGTATCGACTGAGATACGTCGAAATGGCGTTGGCTTGCGACCGCGAATACTGCCTTTTTCGCAGGCCTTGGTTGATCTCTTGCAGCGTCGTGTAGTCGCCCATTTGACGGGCGTAGTTGTTGACGATCCGGTCAATGCTTTTGCCTGCTGTCGCCCTGGCCTGCACTGACGCGCGGGCTTGCAGTGACCGCCATTGGTACTGCTGCAACGCCACCGCGTCCTGCATGGATGTTTCGGCGTAGGCCTGCCCAATCGCCTCTGACTTCAAGGCGTAGGAAGCGCCAGCGGAAGCCCTGGTGTCCCGCACCACTTCCGCCTGGGCCACGCCTTTCATCAACTCGACGTTTCGCTGCGAGTTGGCGTAGGCCAGGTTTTGGTTGTAGTTGATCGTCTGCCCCCAGAACTTGTACTGGGAGTTCAGGTCTGCGATCTCTGCGTTCAGCGTCGCTTGATTGGCCGCAAACTTTTCGTTGGCGTCCTGAAAAGCTGTTTGATTTAGGTAGTCCTGTTTCTTGGCTTGATAGCCAAGGATGCTTTGCGCGGCGCCAAGGCCAAACTGCGCGGCGCCAAGAGCTGCAGCTGTTCCAGAAATAACGACCATTACGCGTACCTCCAGAACGGACAGAACAACGCAAGCCCTGGACCGTAAGGCTCAGGTTGCGCGACGGTGAAACCCAAATGTTTCAACCATCGAATGGACCTTTTGTTCTTTGAATAAACCATATTCTCCAAGTAACCGCCTGCAGAATCAAGGCAAAACTCGACCCATTCTCCACCATGTCTGCACAGCTGTAGACGATGGTTCTTTGTGGCGACTAGCTCCTCTGTGCCCAGCAGCCAGATGCGATTGCCAGTGATGCCCGTGAGAGCCACGCAACGGCCGCTGTCGCCCTCGATGGCCTGCACCACGCTGCTGTTGCGGTAGCTCATCATGCAGGCCTCTACAGGGGCCATGCCGTCGCTCAGCAATACCTCCGTAACGTCCTGCTCACGCAGGTTTAGGCCAACCTCGATAGCTCGCTGTTCGGTTGCCTTAATCCACCTCATCGCAGCCCTCTCGCCTTGCCGGTGAGCAGTGCAATCCACTCACACGTCGAGAACTTGCAGGGGTGTGGCGTGTCGTTCTGAATCTCGACCATGCACCTTTCGCCTCGGCTCATGATCGGGATGTTGAACACACCTTCGTAGAAGCGGTTGTCATCGACGTTGTAACCGTTTGGCTGCGCTGAACCTAGTGCTGAATTACGGCTGCCAAGGATCGTTGCATCAAACGTATAAACGCCGGTATCCCTGCCTTCCGGGATGACGTGAATTTTGAAAAAAGCTGTTTCGTGATAGCGAAGTTTTGCGTTACGAACCTGCGTGCGTTCAACGTTTGCGGCCGCCTTGCCCCCGCCAATTTCTTTGTAGAGCTTGAATCGCGTAAACCTGTAGCGAAAGTTGTATGGCACGCCGAAATACACCGGCTGACTTGACCAATCGCCATTAGCGCTGATCGACGTTCCGCTGGTGATGTAGGCAAGCAACACGCCACCGTTGCCTGTAGTGCTGTAGCCAGACCAGGCCTGCACTGTGCTGGTAGCTGTAAACGGCAGCGTCCACGTCGTCGTGTTGGTGTTGCTGTTGTATGTGCCTGCAGAAACGCGCATTGATGCTGGCGTTTCAGTTGTTGTCGACACGCGTCGATCCAACAGCAGCGGATACGGCGCGTTGGTTGGTGGCTCAGGCGACCTGTCCTGAACAGGGATCTTTTCTAGGTAGATCTTGGTGCCATACCGGACAAGGCAGAACAACGTCTCCCTAATGCACAGCACCTGCAAGATTTCATCTGCAGCCTCTAGCTCCCAATAACTCCAGCTCGATTGCGCACGCTCTGCGCCCTGGCCTGCGTTGCGTATGAAATATTTGTAGACGTAAATCCTGTCTTGATGGCCAGTCGCGCCACTCAACGCAAACACGGCGTTGCTGGTGTCGTTGACGGTGAGCTTGAACACATTGCTGGGCACAAACGCCGAGACGTATCCAGTGAGGTCTTGCGCGTCTGCTGTCAGCGCCGTACCAGCACCCCGAACACTAAATTCTCGGAACTGCGTGAAATCGCCGTTCGCCTGGCAGAACACAATGCCGCCACCGGCAAGCTGAGGCCTAACGTCAACGTCAACCTCAAACTGAGTCAACACAGTGATCTGTGCTGTTGCCGGCGTCAGTACGGTTTCTGCCGCGTTGAAACGAAACTGATACTGCGGCGAGAAGAGGATAAGTTCGTCTTGGTACGGGACTGCATACCGGAGAACGGATACCCGGTTATTGCTAGCCACAACATCAATAGGATCAGTATCCAAGACTGTTGTGACTGTTTCCGGGAAGAACTCATAGAACTCGCGGACACGGCTGAGGATGACGTTTTCATCTGCAAGAAAGCCAAGCCGGTTCTTGTAGATAAAGATGTCGTTAATTGGATTGCCAATAAAACTGGGATCTGGCGACGTGATGTAGTCACCAGCAACGCGGTTGCCCCAGGACGGAATTGTGATGCCGCCTTGCGTTGAGCCATCAGCTGGCCCGAAATGAAAGTTGCCGTTTGGCAGCCGCACCAGAAGGTGAGGCATTGTCGTGTTGTTGATTTGATACTCAACGCCAGGACTGACGGTTTCACTCCAGGTGCCTTCGCCGAACGTCCCGCTGTTGGGCGTGAACTCGACGTAGTAACCGTCAAAGTTGTTGCCAGGATCGCCTGTGATCTCGACTTGATAGCCCTGCGGCGCAATCGTTGGCAGCTCTGTAAACGCCTGAACCTGACTCAGGATTGCGGTGATGTCAGCGTTGGCCCGAGCGTCAGTGGCGCTGATGGTGATAGCGCTGTTAGACGTGACGTGGATCACTGAGCCATTGCGCGCCAACGTCACGCCTGAGATAGAGCCCAGACCAGTAATCAGGTTTTGTGCAATCTCCGCAGAACTGATGCGGTTCTCTGTGACCGTGCTGCCGCTAGTAACCACAGGGGCAACGGCTGTCTGCACTGTTGCTTGCGTGCCATTGATGTTGACCGTGTAGGTCTGGCCGTAGTTAGCAGCGCGTACCCAGATCAACGCCTCATGCGCAGCCGGTCGCGCTGTTGCAGGTGCCGTCGCCGTATTCATGGCAGGCGACGTTTTGGTGTTGCTGATGAAGGTGAAATCAGCAATCGTCACTGCCCGGACGTGACTACGGGGATTGGTGACTGAGCTCAAATAGCTGTAGCCGCCTGGGGCATTGACGGTTTGCGCGACGCCATCTAGGTCAAACACCTGAATACCCGTAGACGTAATAACGGCGAGATACTCCTCGACGTTGTCACGCAAGATGCTGTGGATAAACGCGTCGCCAAAGTCGGTGTTCGACACCAATGCAATGGTTTCGCTGCAGTCCCGTTTGCGCAGCCCCTCCAGGATCGACGACATGCCGTTGATCTGGATTTCACCCTGCGTTGGATCACGCTGCGCATCAGGCTGCTGCGAGATGCCCTGCGCAAGGTTTGGAATGGCGTAAGAGACAAGTGACATCAGAGGCGCAACCCAGCACTGATACGACGTGTGGCCAGCCCACTGGCCGGGGCAAACGTCGGGAACGGGTTGTAGTTGCGCCCATCGGTGAGCATGTTGGCCTGCTCGACCTGGGACTCCATCCGCTCAAGCGTTGCCTTTGCCGCTTGCTCGTCTTCCGCTGTGTACTTGTAGAGAGCGTCAGAACCCAGCACGCGGTTGGAGAACACACGCGCCGACCTGATCGTCACCCATCGGTTGTACGCCTCAGGTGTTTCATCCCAGGGCAGTAAAAAGATGACGTCTGCGTGCAGGTGGGGAATGTCATCACCCAACAGCGTTGTCCTGTTTTCGCGGTCGTACACGACTTGACCGCGTAGCTGAAAACGCCCGGCGTAGTCATAAGGATCCATCGAAAAGCGCACCACGCTTTCGGGCACCTTGATCTGCTTGGTGGTGGAGTCCCGATTGAATTGGTAGTCAAACTCTGAGTTCCAGCTCCAGCCCTTGACCTGCCCGTCCTTGTGAAACTCCAGCAGGGTGCGCTCTGCGATGCGCGCATCCATGATCTGCTGGTTTCCCAGCGTGTTGACCGGCTGCTCGCCGATGTTCTCCAGCAAGACGTTGACGGCGTCTAGCAGCGTTGTTCTGCCTGGAGTGACCGCTTGATTGGCTGTACCCATTCGACCACTACAGGCTTGTAGTGCTCATTCTGCTACGTCACAAAAAAAGGGGCCAGTAGTGGCCCCCCTTTTCTGCAACGTGTGAGGAAGCAATCCCAGATTGCTCAGGGAATGACGATCTTGCAAGCACATTCCGCACGAAGCTGACCCATGCCAATCGCTTGGCGGGCCACCATCATTTCGGACTGGTACTGGACCTTGTATTCAGGCCCGGTCATCTGCAGGCCAGGAGACAGCAGAGTCAGAACGCCAACAGCTTCTTTGTTGAAGATGAGGCCCTTGCACTTGCTCAGGTCTTGCGCGTAATCAGCGTTGTGATCACCAGCAATCGCGGTGTAGGCCGACTGCGTGACGTGGTTAGACATCAGGATGGGGATGCCTGCCACTTGCAGGGTTTGGCCGGTGGCAATGGTGCCGTTACCGCCGCCGCCGCCGTTGAAGTCGGCGTTGATCGCACGGCTTGATTGAGAAATAAGGAAGTAATCTTCAGGAGTGAAGACGCCATACATGCCGTCAATCGGCACGTCCTTTTCCTCAAACGCCACGCGAGCGTCAAAGATCGCGTTGACCAGAGCGTCACCTTTAGCCTGACGAGTTGCGCCAGATCCGGTGTAGTCAGTACCCAGGGTCAGGCTGTTGCCTGTTTTGTGGGCGTTGATGGTCTTAGCCAGTGGCTGCGTAGTGTTACTTGCAGCCGCGAAAATCATGCGTGCGACACGCTTGTCATATTCGGTGGCTAAGGCCCTTCCCAATTCCTGCGTATAAATTTGTCTTACATCAAAGTAAGACATAAGCTCGTCAACTTCCAGGATCGACACATCGGCGATCATGAGAGCGTCGAGTGAAATTACACGCTCATTCAGGTCACTTGGATCATTATTACCACCTGTGATTGCGGTCCCAGGTTGATGATAATAAGCGCCCAAACGTCCTGTGATTGGGAAGGCTACACTTTTGCCTCCGCGAATGTTTCTTTCGCGGGTTTTGCCTTTGAATACCGTGGTGCGCTCAAAGCTGTCGAGCACCTCAGCGGCACCCAGCTTGAGCATCAACGCGCGGTCTGCATCTAGGCCAGAAGCACCAGCACCCCAAGTGGCTGCTGTGCCTTTTACCTGACCCGAGCGTGAAAGAACGGGATTAGCCATGACGGCTCAGAAATAGAAGTTTGCGGTAAGCGCCCCTCCCATCACCTGCAGGTTGTCCTTCGCAAAGGGCCTGCAACCTTGGGTGCGTTCTTATTGACGAAGTTACTAAAAAACGTCGCTAGCTGCCAATAGCCTTTCAACGTTTTTGCGATAAGCAGAGTCAACGTCGTACAAACGCTGCCCACGCTCATTGCGTTTGTTCATTGCATCCAACACTTGTTGCTGGCTTTCAAAGCGGGTTTCCTGTGCAACGTCACCGCCTCCGTAGAGCTTTGGCTCTACAACAGCCCCAGGCGCTGCTCTGCGAGCCATCATCGCCTTCAAGGCCCATGTAATGGCTTGCTTGTTGTTGGTGTCGACAACCTCGTTGTAGGCGTCCAGCTCGGCCGGATCCAAGTTGTCCTGCGCCCATTCACTGAGTTGCGTAAAGGCGTCGTCACCACCAACCATGTCTTTGAGCTCAGCCTCGTCTGTCACCGTGAGCGTCGGCGCTTCTGCAGCCTCGCCGGCCTGAGCTTTTGCCACATAGTTCTCAACCACTTGCCGCGGAACGTTGAAAGCTGCCGCCAAGTCGTCGTAACTGCCGCTGATGTCTTCGCCTGAATCGGCTTTATACATCAGGCTGCCAAGGTCAATTCCCTTCTCCTGCAAGGTCTCTACGGCTTCTTTGCCATAGATCTGGACAGCCTGCTCAGCTGTGTAACTCTCAATTTGAGGAGATGCGTTTGGGTCGGCAGCCTGGTCGGACTGCTGGCCCATTTTTCTCTGCAGCTCCTCGTAGCCCTTCAGCAGTTCCTCTTGGTTGCGGAACTTGCCGGCAAGTAGCTCAGGCTCCTGCTCTTGCTGCTGTTCAGCAATGAAATCCTCCAGGATGTTCTCCTGGCCAGGCGCCACCATGCCGTCTGTTGCGGCTTCAGGCGCGGAGAGTTGCGGGCTGTTTCCAGGGGTCGTGGTCATTACTGGTCAATAGGTTGTTGGTCGGGTGCCATCTCTTGCGACATGGCCGCGGCATTGGCGAGTTTTTGTGGGTCCGCCATGCCGGCCTGCATTGCTTGTTGGGCAAGTGCAAGCTGCTGTTGTTGCTGGGCTTCCATCGCCAGCTCTTCCTCGCTCTTGACGAGTCCGAGAATGTCGATGCCCATGCTGTAAGCAAGGCGCTTGATCAGCTCTGTTGGCTTCACGAATTGCGCCATGCCTTCTGGGCCGATGGTTTGGCCCAGAGTGTTGGTGAAACGAACAAGCTGTTCCAGATCGTTGCCGCGGCCAACTGCCGCCAAACCCACCGTCATCACTGGCTTAACCAGGGAGTCGTCCATTTTCGGAACCTTGCCTGCACGGGTCAGGATGTCGAGCTTGCGTGCGACGTAAGGCACCTGAAACTCGGTCGTAAGGATGCTGTAGATCGACCCGAGGCTGTTTTCGATTTGCAATGCGGACAGGCGCACCTCTTCCGCGGTGACGCGTTCCGCGTCGCGCATGTCGGCCAGCATGAACGCCTGGGCCAACCGTTGCTCGATCTGCTGCTTGCCCTGCATGGCAACGCTGAGATCCGTTGACTTCTGGACCTGCAACGCCAACACGTCGTTGGGATCGCCTGTGACAAAGGCACCGTTGGGCGCACGCGCCAGGTCTGCCGCCTTAGTGACGCCGCTTGGCTTGACCAAGAACAGCACCTTGCTGCTGGCCAAGCTGCCTTCTGCAATGGCCTGGCACAGCGCTTCAACCGTTTGCAGGTCAGCGATAGCGGCTGACTCGACGTATCCAACGCCATAAGGGGCGCCAGCAACGCGAGTCATACGCAACGGCAGCCATGGGCTCACCGATTTAGGCGAACGGCCCTCAGTGCCAGGCACGATCTTGCCTTTGACCTCCTGGTGCCAGTGGACCGTGTCGTGTTCCCACCGGACGTAGGTGTAGAGCTTGACTGTCTTCTGATCGCCTTTGACGTCGTAATCGCGATCAATAATTCCTTTGAGCTCGTCGTCTTCCTCGTAGCAAAGCTGTTTGACGTTGTCGGGCAGCTGACTGATCTCAAGCTGCTCGCATGTCACCACCTTGAGCGGGTTGCCCATGGGGTCGCGTGAGCAGACGTAGCGGTTGAGGTGAAACACCTGCAACCCTTCTGACGAGACGTACAGCAGGGCGTTGCCGCCAACGATCAGATGCAGCAGCGCTTCGTGAAAAACCACACGATCGTTGCTGGCCTCAATTTCCCGCAGCACTAGCCGCTCAACGCGGCTCAATGCTTCCTCAATCTGCGACTTGTCTTCCGGCGCTACGCCTTGCCGAGCCATTTCGGCCTCGTCCAGCGAGAACCGAAAGAACTGCTGCGTTGGCGGCAGCAGTGCCAGCAACATGCGCGACGCAAGGTTGAGCACCCCGCGAGCGCCAATGCCATTCCAAGGCACGGCATACGACTCTTTGGTCTGTGCCGTTGGCTCGTTGGTCTCTGGAATCAGGTACGGAATCGTCAGCCGAGCCGATACCCGCGCACGATCGAGGTAGTGATCACGGTCGCTCTGCAACCGGCGGTAGCACTGTTCAGCTGATTCCATTGATTACACCGAGAGGTTTGTGCCTGCGCCTGCACCTGAGCGTCGAGAGCCCATGCGCAGTCCAGCCGTCGTGGTTTTTGCGCCACGCGCTGCTTGTGTCCGAGTGGTTTGCGCTGCTGTTGGCGCCTGCTTTGACCGCTGTCGTGCCAACACCTGCAGCGACTGGGTCACAGCCGTGCCTCGCGCGTCAATACCGGCCAACGTCTCTGCTTGCTGTGCCTTCAAGCCAGCGACCTTGGTGTCTTGCGTTCGCTGCTGTTCTGCCTGCTGCCGACGCAATGCCTGCATTTCTGCACGTTGTTGCGCTGCTGCGGCTTCGCGTTCGCGTGCCAAGCGATCCAGCTCAGCCTGCCGCTCGCGTGCTTTGCGATCAGCCTCCGCCTGCTTACGCCTTGCCTCACGCCTGGCTCTCGCGCCAGACACATCTTCGACAAGGTTGTTAATTGGCTTGAAAGGGTTGCCTCCTGAACACATGATCAGACTCCAATGTTGAGGCCAGCGCCGCTTTGCGCAGGCAGGGCATTACGAGCAATCTTCAGGTTTTGCCGCGGCTTGCGTTTCTTGGTGATAGCAGCAGTTGTCTGCGCATTAGCCGGTGTTTCGGTCTGCGTTGCTGTCGTTGCGTAAGTAGACGTTTGCTGTGCTGCTGAAGCGGCCGCGGCGGCTGCTGCTTGGTTTTGGAATTTCTTTTCCAACGCAGCAGTTTCTTTATTTGCCGCGTCAATTTGCGCTTGCAGTTGCGTTTCAAACGCCGCCTGTTGTTGCGCCATGTCTGACTCGTACTTATCCAACGACGCGCGATTGCGGTCGATGTCGGCTTGACTTGGCCCCTGGTAGACGATGTTTGGGGCTTTGGCTCCTACGCACATGGTCAGACTCCTAAACAGCAGTGGTGGTGATGTTCAAGCCAGAACCGCTGGCTGACTTGGTTGGGTTTTTGGCTCGGGCAATACGCAACGCAGCCTTGCCACGCTTGGTGCCTAGGTTGCGTGCATCAGAACCAACTTTCGGCGGTTTAGCCGACTGTTCAGGCGGTGGCGTCCCAATCATTTGACTAAGACGCATTGCCTGCGCATTGGTGTTATCTGCCTGCAGCTTGATCTGCTCGTTAAGTCGATCAAGCGTTGAGTTTTTGCTGCGCAACGACGCAGTCAATTCCTGCTGCTTCATGTCCAAGCCAGAATCCATCGACCGCTCGATGGCTGACTTCTGCAGCTCAAATTCTTTGTTGTATGCGTTGTAGTCAGGCTGAGTAATCGTTGCCCGACTTCCTCCAAAGCACATCAGGCAACCTCCTCCAACGTCATGTTGTGTTCTTGGTCATCGCAACGTTGAGCGAGCCAACGCACAACAGATGCCTGCCCTGCGCGGAACCACACTTCTTTCTCTTCCATCTCAAGCGACGGCGCTTGATCTGGAAACTTGATCGCCATTTCGGCAACCAAGTTGCGATCAATAGAAGGTCCGTAACCCACTCTGCAGTGCAGTAGACGTTATTAGCGTACCCAGTAACTAGCCTGGCGTATAGCCTGGCCGCCATAGTGGGGTCATGTTCTACGACGCCGTAGTCATGGCTGATCTACAGGAACAACTTGCAGAGATTCACGAAGAGGTTGTTTCACAGGTACTAGAAGACCTGAGAAATGGCGACCGCAAAGCCAGAGCAGAGGCAATGCAGTTGCTTAAGCAGAACAACGTCACAGCTGTGGCGCAAGAAGGCAGCACGCTGCGCAAGTTGGCTGGAAAGCTCGACTTCTCTCAGATGGAAGACAAGGTCGTGTCCATCAAACGCGAAGCTGGCTGACACCACCATGGGATTTCGCACCTCGCTTAGGCCGCCATCCCAACGCCAACGCGTCGATGGCAGCGCCAGTTTCATCCATCCAAGCCTCATAACTCTCCTGCTGCAGTTGGTCTTGGCGGTGCTGGCGGGCGCGGTCTTGGTCCTGCGCAGCGGAGTCGACGAAGAATCCAGCCGCGATGCTCATGGCGTCGATACGGTCGTCAAAGTCAAGGCACCCCTTCATTGCCTGCAAGCGGCTGAGCTGGAAAAGCAGGGAGCGAGTATGTCCACGCTCGGGATCTTCTTCCAGGAGTCGGTAGTCCTGTTTGATGACCCGATTTGTCACCACTACCCGGTGCTGCTGGATCAGGGGGCCGAGTGTGTCACAGAGCCGTTCCTCTTTCCGCATGGAGTGCCGCACTTCTTCTATCGCAACGGGGTGTTCCCGTATCAGGTGCGGCTTAAGCAGTGCAGAGAACATTCCATCCCCCATGTTGCTTTCAGCGACGACCTGATTAACGTCCCATTTCTTCGCGACCCGAGCTAAATGCTGCAGCACCTCGTCGGCATAACCGAGCGTGCTGCCGCCTGATTCCAACAAGAACAAGTTGCCATTGAGCTCTGCCATGACAGCCCAGGCCAATTCATCACGGCCGCGGCCTGCAGGGTCAATCGCCAGGCAACACCGCCAGTGTTCATCCCTTGGAATCCAGCCGCTGTAGAAGATCGGCCGGTGGTAGTGCCGGTCAGCACCCATGCCGACGCAGACCAAGTCCTGCAGACGCACATCAGGCTGATTCGACCAGACGACAGTCTCAGGCAGAGCAGTGCCGTCGATGTCCATCACCATCAGGTCGCCGAGCCTGATTGGGAACTTGTCCAATGTGGCCAGGCGCGTGTTGAGCATGAACTGCAGCTCAAACGACGCCTTTGTCATCGACGCCTTGCGTTGCAGCAAGTCCTCATGCGCAAAACGTTCCGGGTCTGTCGGCTCACCGACAAGCGACGGATCCTCCAACACCTCCTGCTGGATGACCGGATCCAGGTTGCCCTCGTAACTGTCCAGCTCTTTGGGATACAACGCCGGCCAATACCGTGCCGCGTAATCCCTCTCTCTAACGAGACGTAGATAGATCGACGTCTCAACGTGAGGCGTACCTAAGTACAGGATCTTGCGCGGCAGCAGCTGCCCTTCATCGGGCTTGATAATCGATTGAATTTCTTCGACCGCGTGCGCCACCCGCTCTTGCTTGAGCTGCGTGATGACGTTCGCAAG